ATACTCTGTCAGTCTATTTTCATAGTCTACTAAATTTCCTATGTTAAGAAAATCTCCGGATGGCTCTCTATTTAATTTTTTACACCAGTTAGTATATTCTTTACTTAGTGGTATAGTCTGCGGACGAGCAAGACTAATATCAACAACCCCTAACAATTCGTTGTATGTATTCTCATCATTATATTCTAATTTGTCGTCTGAAGTATTAAATTTATTATACAGCGTCCTGCCACGATGATTGAACGCTAATCTAAAGTTACATACGTCATTTGTGCAACGATTTTTTGGAAATGGATTATCCATTTGTAACCAATACCCCACATCATATCTTACCTTATTAAACTGATTTTCTATACTATGTATGATATGATTTAAACTATAATAATGATCCACTTTGTTAATTTTTGTAGCTACATCATTCCATAATGGATAAAGATTATCATCTGAATAATATTCTAAGAGTCCTTTGTTCTTTATATCTACTGTTATATTAGTTTGTGCAGATGCCCATTCAGCATGTAGCGCATTAAGAACATGTTGATTAAAATATTCATAATCTTGGTATAGGTTAAATTTGCAGCCTGTGTAATATTCAAAGTATTCATTTATCTCTTTGGTAAGATCGCAAATAACAGCAGGATTTTTTAAATTTTTTAAATTCTTATTTATTCTAAACTCATTCACATTTTTGGCATTAAGTTTATCAACATAATAAGTTAAAATATCACTATTATTGTTTGCAACAAATGGTAAGATATCAGTTGATTTATCAAATTGAAGAAAGAAGTTCATTCTAAATATTTACTATAATACTATGGATAATACAAGGAAAGTGGGGAGAGCATGCGCTCTCCCCATATTTAATCAAGACTTCTGTCTTGAACGGATCATTGCAAGAATGTCTTCCGCACTCTTACCACCGCTATCGCCTGCTGGCGCTTCTGCTACTGGAGCAGGTTCTGGAGCAGCCTCTGGTTCAGGTGCTGCTGCTGTTTCAGTGGCCTGTGGTGCTGGCGCAGGCTTTGGTGAAGCCGCTGGGGTAGACGTACTTGAGGATGTGGAACCCTGAGGAGCCTCTAAACCATATGGACGATAATACTGTCCAAAACGCTCAACATCATAAGCCTCGCCATCAACTGATGCTTCAAACATCTCCTTGATAGCGTTTAGTTCTACCTCGCTAGGACGCTTGGGTAGGAAGTCACTTAGGTTGTACAAGCCAAAGGAATCAATTGCTGCCTTCTGTGCCTCTGTTAGTGCAGTCTCCTTACGAGCCCACTTACTTGTGGAATAATCAGCGTACTGTCCCTTGGTTGTCTTTGTGATGCGGAAATCAAGTCCTGCATCATAGTCTGTTGGAAGTTCCTGAATATCAGGGTCCATAAGTGCGTCCTTAATTAGATTAAAGATACTTGGACTAATTACAAACCTACGAATTGGATTCTCAGGCTCAACATCCTCTGCGAGAGGATTTTCTGTTACGAAGCCCTGGAAAATGTAACTGCGCTTCTTCCAGTACTTGCGACCCATCTCTTCAAGACTTGAGTCCTTAAACCAGCCACGTACTTCACTTAGTACTGGGCAAGTATCGTTCCACATCTCAACGCATGGAACTTGAACTGTAACTTGATTAGAATGGTCACCCTTTACACCATTAAAGGGTAGACGAATCATTAGACGTTCTTTCCAAAAGAAAGTGTTTGATTCATCGCCATCTGGAAGGAAACGAATAACTGCCGTTGAGCCTTCTGGGATATTCCAATGTGGGAAGATTGCGTTGTCGCCGCCGCCTACACGTTCTGAACGTGTCTCTTGTGCTTTTAGTTTTGCACGGATTTCTGCTAAAGATGCCATAATGCCTATTCTCCTTTGCCTATGTTTTAGCCTATTTGTTGCCTAAGACATACACTGCTTAACAACATGTATACAGTATATGACATTTGTATTTATACTGTCAAGAGTTTTTTTAATGTTTTTTTGTCCATGTAATATTCTAGGGTTCTAGTAACCAACCCTGTCCTGTTATTTTATGTTGCCATCTGTAAAATGGCTCAATGATATTTAATGACCAGGTTCCGTTGTATCCTAAATGATTGGTAGGAGAATTGTTGGCATGGTCATTGATGTAACTAAAAAGTTGTGTCCACGAGGGTATCAGCTCAAACTGATCGATTTCTAGAGAATCGATAATGACCCCACTGTCTGGGTCATTATGGTAATTTTTGTTCATTAGTCCAATCGATATAGATATGTTCGACATCAAATCCACCCTATGAGACATTGTCCGAGCATCTTCAAGCACACCCTCAAAGAGTACATGATTGTTTATTCTAACAACTATTATTGGTTTGATTTTACTTTCGCACGGTTTGAGTGCTAAGGAAATTTCAATATCCTGCTGATCGTAAAAGTGATTCATATTCTGGTGCATAATCTAAGATAGTGTTTCCCCTAGAGCTCTCTAATTTCTTAAGGTAAGATACCAGCGCTGGCCAACTGCTGGACTCGTCTGGTCCATTCTGCAAATATTCCACATAACTCATTGCATCTTGTAAAATATAGTCTTTGACCTTGTTTGGGTTTCTGGTATTAATAATTCTTTCTTTGGAAAATAATGATTTTTTACTATTGATCCAATATTGTAATTTTTCTGCAATATTCTGTCTCACATCCATTGGTAGTACCAACATCCTCATAAAGGAAGGATTATGTAGGAAATTACAACTCTCTACACCTACGTTGTTCTCGTAGGCATACTCGTATATTGTTTGGATGTGTGCCACCGTGAAAAGTGTTGGTGTAATACGAAACTGAATTAACCAGTTTTGCTGTTTTCCGATCTTAATCCAACGCTCCATGGTCATGAAAACACCGTCTATCTTACTGGGCCAACGTATATAATCGTTGATGTGATGGAAGCACTCCACGCTCATTCCCAAGTTTACTTCTTTATATTGTTTCAATAGTTCTGTGATCTCATCGTCCCACACAGTTAGGTTTGTTGTAAAACCAATGGATATATTTTTGTTTAATCCTCTGTCGACCAATTTCGATAATATCTTTTTAAATGCTGGAGTTATCAAAGTCTCTCCTCCCAAGAAATGTAGATAGGCCAAACGTTTCGATTGTGCAAGTGTTTCGATAAATCTGTCCACCGCCAATTCGTCGTCGGTCCAATTACGGGGAGGCATCTTATCGATCAATCCCAATTTTTTAAATTCCACTGCTAATCGAGAACTAGAATCTGGTCCACAAAATACACAAGCGCTATTGCAATAATTTCCTAAATCAATTTGCCAATCTTGCGGCCATAATTCTGTATCACCGTTCTGTTCTGAAGATGCTTTAAACTCGTTGTAAAAAGGACTCGATACAAAAGTTTTTTTAAAGTTATCAACCTTGATGCCGACTTTTAATAATTGTTTCTCTCTGCCGCTGATTTTACCGTGTTCCTCCATCCGATGACATTGATCACACGCGGAGACTGTTTCTCCCTGTAGCATTTTTAAACGTATGTGTGACATCTCTTTTTGAAAATATTCTAAAAAATTATCCTGAGTTAATGTGCTGGTCAAAGAATTTTTTCGATCTTCAATCCATCGACAGTATCGTAATTCTCCAGATGGTAATATTCTCATATGAAACCATGGGCTAGGACAAAAAGTTTTTGGATTTGGCAGTGGCATATGATTAGTGTTTTTCATATTTTAGATTAGCATGCTATGCATTTAAATGCAAGTGAAATAGAAAGTCTGACCGAAATAATTCCGGTCAGACTTCTTTAAAAAAGATTACTTTAAGCCTTCTAGGTATTTGCCGATCTCGTCTCTCAAACTCTTTTGGTACCCGGGTTCACCTTCTTTAATACCAAAGTTACTACGTGCGCTTGACCCTATGCCTGCTGCCTTCTTTAACCAATCTAGACTTTCGTCATATTCACCAGGCCTATCCATTTCTTCTGCTCTTATACTTTTTAGATCTTCTTTGCTTACTACGCCGGGATGCATTGCCATAATTTCTTCATCGCTTGCGCCATCAGCAATCATCTCTCTAACATGCAGATCAATATCTGACATTTTGCCTTCCGCCATTACCCAGTGAGCACCTTGCTCATCATTGCAGTCATGTGGGCAATCGCAATTAGGATCAGGACGATGCATGTGGCAACCGCAATCCTTGCATACCATGCCGTGTGCTTCTGTTACTGCTGTCTCTTCTGTTTTCTTTTTCTTTTTATTTTTAGACGCAGTAAGTTTGTTAACAGCTTTATTTGCTAGAGCACCTATCGCCATTGCACCAAGAGCTGGCAATATTTCATCCAACTGTTCTTCTTTATCGCCATCTTTGTCTAAATCCAAGTAGTCTGGCTTTGCTGCCTCTGTGATGCCTGGTTGATCAATAACTATTTTCTTTTTCTTTTTATTTTTAGACGCATTAAGTTTGTCAACAGCTTTATTTGCTAGAACACCGGCGGCTCCTATGGCTGCCATTGCACCAAGAGCTGGCAATATTTCATCCAACTGTTCTTCTTTATCGCCATCTTTGTCTAAATCCAAGTAGTCTGGCTTTGCTGCCTCTGTGATGCCTAGTTGATCAATAACTATCTCTGCGATTTCCTCTACGTTAGCCTTGTGCATGTCATCGCCGGCGCCCATCTGCACATATTCTTCTACTGCTTTGTACACGTCATCCATTGTAAGGTTTTCTTCGCCGCCAATACTAGCAATAACCTGTTCGGCTGCTTCTTGACTGTCTACAAAACCTTCTTCTATATGATTCATACTACGTTCAAAGTTTGCTAGTAGATCCTCTGTTTGAGCCTTATCTGAATTCTCTACGCTTTCGCTTTTGTCTGTTGTAGCTATATACATTTTTACAAGATCAATAGCTTGCATATATTTGGCTTTAAACGCATCATCCATCTTTTGGCCAAATGTAGTTCCTACTGAAGCTATACGCTGGGCCATATCGGCAGTAAAAACACTAGTTTCATCGTCTCTACTACGAGCAGAAATATCACGTAAGACTGCTGTAATAGGTCCTATCTTGTCCCCCTTAGAAAACTGCATTATCTTAATAACGTTATCACCAGGAATCATATTAAGAGAATCGGGCATCTCAAATGCTCTTTCGTCGCCTTCGCCTCTATCACCCTTGTCTAAGTTAATTTCGCCATAGCCTGGATCTTTTACGTCGCTACCATACTTTGCGTCTAAGTCTTCCTCGTCCTGTGACCAGCTACCAATCTCTACACCATCCTTATAAGCAACTGCTGATTTTACATCGCCTTTTACTTCAGCGCCGGCACTCTTTGCCATACGTTGCCATTTGCCAAAGTCGTATACGCCACCCTGTTTCTTTTCTTTAAGTTTCATAGCTTTTCCCACAGCACTTAGGCTATCATCTAATCTTTCATCATACTCTGAACGTGTAAGTTTTTGTTTAATGTTATTAATATCATTCTCATCAACATCAATTTGGTTTGCTTGCCAATTTTCAAAATAGTTGACATATCCACGCTGCTTACTTAAACTTTCAAGTGTACTTTTAAGTCCATAGTATCTATCAGTAGCAGCATCAATAATCTCACTGGCTTCTTCGTCTACATACTCTTTACTTTTTACTGCTTTGACAAAGTTCTTTAACTGTGACATTTCAGCCATTATTTCGGACAAATGTTTACCTCTATCATCATTTGGCCAACCTTCATTGGCAATATGCCTAGCCATTGCTCTAGCACCTGGCAGATAGTTATTCTCAAAGCGGAATCTTTCTCCCTGTGCGTTTTCAATGTATATAGCCTTTATGTTTCTTGAACGAGCGCCATGTTTTTCTTCGTCAACTGTCTTATGATGTTGAACTATTAGTTTTGCGCCATTAAGATCCTGATAGCTTTTTTGCTTACTGCCGTAAAGTTTACTTTCCATGGCTAAGTTATCCTGTCGTTTTCTCAATAAAAATTCAAAATCTTTTTTATCCAATCTAGGTTTAGATATATTGCGTGTTTCGAAGTTTACTATGTTTCTAGCAGCAAACTTACGCATTTCACGTAAAAAGTTGTACCAAGCATCTCTCGTACTACTATCACTCTCCTTAAGCATATCATTACTAAAATATACTTTGAGCATGTCATCTTCTGCTAAACTAATAACAACGTCTCCAAGTGATTGGCCATTATAGTCAAAGGTGAATTCAAAAAACATGCCATCTGAAGGATTTAGTACAACTTCCCCTTTGTCATTAGCGATGGTGACATTTGAAAACTGCCCTCTAATCTTTTCAAAAAGATTTTCATTATATTGTTTGTTATTCATAATACTATTTATTACTATAATATAATAAACGGCATTGGTTGGCTATCAGGATCGCTAGCATCTCGTAGTTGATTGTCAAGGTCTGGTAGATAGTTTTTAAGTTCTGTAGCCATTCGTACTGCTAGTACTGTACTCATCACAAGATCGTCAGTTTCCCCTATTTTTGCTGCATAACTACCACCACTAGCGATAAAATTCTTAAACTCTGATACCAGTAATTTGCTTTTTACTGTCATTTTATCGGTCTCTATAAGTGTTTTAAGTTTTGCACATGCTGTTAATTTGCTGCGGTTCGTAGTGTTAAATCCACGTCTGAAGTTTCTAACATGACCTGCACGTTTTGATTCACTTAGAAATATCCCAGGAATGTTCTGTTCACCGAATTCTTCAATGCTAACTAGGGCAGCTTCGCCTATACTATTATTTTCTACGCTATAATAGATTTGTGTTTGACTGACAACTTTTTCAGCAATAGTTTTACATATGTCTATTAAAATTCTTATCTGCTGTGTTATTGGAGTTTTATTATGACACCATTCACCGACTTGAATCATTGATGGAGCTTCAAATATCTGTATTGCAGCAGGGTCTCCACCTGTTCCTAAACTAGGGTCTAATGCAACAAGATAATTTTTATTTTTTTCTATATCTTTATACCATCTAACAGTTCCCTGTTTGTATATGGGGTCGACCCCTCGCATGTTTGTTAAAATTAAACTGTTAATTAATGTTTCATCATTAATAATGAACTCACATTCATGTTCACGACGAAAACGCTCTTCCCCAATGCGGCCTAGTTCCTCTGCTTTCCATTGCTCGTCTCTGTCGGGATGGTCCTGCCAGTAAGCACGGTAAGCTTTAAACCCATTTATGCCTATGTCTGTTTCGTTACCGTGTTTATCAAAGCATTTGTTGGCCATGCGCCAGAGTTCAGCAAACTGATCTTCATCGCTGTTAGGGGTACTTGTAA